GTTGCTGGAACAAATCGTCGCTTGGATGTTCTGGATATTGCTAAACGCGATGTGTCAGAAAATGGAAAGCGTTTATTCGTAAACGCGATAACGGTGCGTGTTTCTAGCGAAATAGCACCAGCCACATATAAGAAACTCTACAAGGTACTTGAACTCGATATCACAGGAACTACCGACAACCCTCAATTGGGTCGTGGAGAGTTCACTGCAATAGACCCGATTACTATCACGCAACCATAAGGAACCTTTACCCAACTAGTTAGGAGAAATCATGGCGTATAGCCGCCCAGGCGTTTACATTACAGAACGCCTTTTACCAGCAACAATTCCTGCTGGTGTAAGCGCAGATGCTGCTGGTGCTGTTGTTGCAGCGTTTGCACAAGGACCAGAATCAGTAACTCGCGTTATTTCATGGTATGAGTTCACCAAATACTTTGGTGGATATAACGCAGCATATCCAGCGACTTTCCAGGTAGCAGCGTTCTTTCAAAATGGCGGACGTGAACTTTACGTAAAGCGCATTCTTGCAGACGATGCAGAACTAGCAACAGCAGAACTTGTTGATAGCGGAGGCGCTACACAAGTTATAGTTCAGGCTAAAAATGCTGGAACAGACGGAAATAACCTTCGTGTTGTTTTATCCGCTGGTTCAGTTTCAGGAACTTATACATTGACTCTATACAAAGAGTCTGGTGTTTCAGGTATTTCTGATGACATTCTTCTTGAACGTTATGAAAACATTGTTTTTGATGACTCAACTTCTAGTGACTACGCCCCAACAGTAGTAAACATCGTGTCATCAAACATAGATGTTGCTGTTGAAACTGGTTACGCAGGACAGTCTATTACATCTGCAACTTATCCTTTAACAGGTGGAGACAATGGAACAACGGTTGCGTCTACTGATTACACAGCGTACAAAGGTGGAAGTTCCTCAGTATTTGAAGACTTCTCATCTTTTGAACGTCCATTTGTCCTTTTCTTGCCAGATGTAAACGGTCTTGGTTCTGGAGTTGTCGGTGTCTTTGACGCCGCTACATCATGGGCTGAAGACAACAATGGGTTTGTTGTTGTAGATACTGACCCAGCAATGACAGTTGCTAACGCGATTTCTTTTGCTGGTTCTCTTGCTGACACAAGTCATGCCGCTGTCTATTACCCAAACTACTATATCGCTGACCCGCTTGGTCGTGGCTCAGGTTCTTTACGATTACTCGGACCTGCTGGTGCTGTTGCTGGTCTATATCTAACAACAGACGCAACTCGTGGAGTATTCAAGTCTCCTGCAGGTATTACTGCGTCACTTCTTGGTGCAGTTGCAATGGAGAGAACCTTTACATCAACTGAACTAGACTCAATGAACGCCAGCACTTCACCAGTAAATCCAATTCGGAACGTTCCTGGTGCAGGTCTTGTTGTCATGGGTGCTCGTACACTCAAGCAGGATGGAACAGCAAACAAGTATGTAAACATGCGTCGTTCGCTTATCTATATCCGTAAGGAACTAAAGAATCTAACAGAGTTCGCTATCTTTGAAAACAATGATGAGCGTCTCTGGGCACGGATTCGTACAACTATCTCTGTATTCCTTGGTGAATATAGAAATCAGGGTGGTCTACGTGGTGGAACTGACGCACAAGCATTCTTTGTAAAGTGCGATGCAGAAAACAACACAGCCGCTCAAATTGCAAATGGAGAAGTTCACATCCAAGTTGGTGTGGCTCTTCAATACCCAGCAGAGTTCATCGTCATCGACCTCAGCCAAAAGACGCTGAACTAATCCGAAGGAGAAACAACTAAATGCCTACATTAATATCCAACAGGTCAAACTTAATCACTGACCCGTTACGTAACTTTAGGTTCTTGGTCTCGTTTATCCCACAGGACACCACAAACACAGCCCTTTCAGGGTTGGTAGGAGCAAAGGCAACAACCTTTGGTTTTACATCCGTTTCTGGTCTATCTGTGTCAACCGATACCATCCCTTACCGTGAAGGCGGTTACAACACCGTGTCACACCAGATTCCTGGTCAGACATCCTTCACACCAATCACACTGCAGCGTGGTGTAATCCTAAGCACGAATCAGAACTGGGAGTGGATGCGTAACCTATTCGCAACCGTTGCTTCTGGTGGAACAACTCGTCAACTAGGGCAGAACT